CGCAGGGCCTTGAAGCGCTTGCCCCGGCCAATCTGGGCCAGCCGCCATTGCTTGTAATCCTGCTCGGTATATTCCCGCCCGTTTACCACGGTCCCAATCAGGGCCTGCTGCGCCTCGTCCCGCTTGGCAAACTGAGCGAAATAATCCGTCACGGCCTGGGATGTCTCCCGCGCCGCCGCCCCGTAAACCGCCGCAATCCGCCCCTCCAGCGCCTTTAGCCCCTCCTCCGTCAGTCGATGCCCTTCGTCAGGCTTGCCGATCCTCCCTCGCCCCCTTCAAAAAAATCCCCGCCGCCTCATAACGAGACAGCGGGGAACAAGTTATTTTTTGCTGGGGCAAAATTGATGTTCTGGGTCATACCAAATCACATGAAATTTTTCTTGTTCGCGAATGCCAATTAACCGCAATTTATTTTGCAAAGCAAAAGAAAAAATGGAATCCTGCTCATCTTCTGATAGTTTGGCTTTTATTCGCTGAAGAGCAGATGCGCTGAATCCGGACTCCAAATAATGATGTTTGGACTTATTGTCATGAGTTTGCTTTTTTACCGAATTCCAGGTCATATTACTATATTCGATAATTTTCCCCAGCACTTCCTGGTGCTTGAAATCCTTGCGGAGTAAATCAAAAGCAAACTGCCCATCTTTATCAAGTCGGTCAAAACACCATATAATTTTTTCGTTATCTGTACTGTATTTTAGACTGCTGACTTGTTTGGGACATCTTTTTTTCGTTCCGGCAATTTTCTTATTTTTCTGAGGCATTACAAATTCCCATAATATTCTCCCATACTGGTTTGCGTAATTTCATTACTGCAAGCCATACTTTCGGGAATGCCATTCCGGGCCTGTTTCCAAGGCCGCTCATTGTGGCTCTGCTCCCGCAGTTCATAGGGCGCCCAATCTCCATAATATTCCAAAACCCTGTCAATCGTATCCTTTTGATCATCGCTCAAAGCATCAGAAGTTCCCTCTTTGAGGTCATCAGCTTCGATCATAAACTTCCCCTTATGCTCTTGAAAAAGCACAGGGCACACCGGACCGTTCACCCATGCCTCAATTTTTTCGGTGAATAACGGATGTTCTGTCCAAGCCAAAGACCACGCCTGCGCATAATAACAAAGCTTTTGCAGCTTCATGGTAGACATAGGCCCTTGCTGACTCAAGATATACTTTGCTGTATCAAAGACATTTGCCATTCGCTTTACCTCCCTTTTATTTTATTATAACCGTTTTCTATCGGTTTGTAAAGATTCACGCTGTCTCGATATAAGGTTGTCAATGTGCAAAATTGGGTCTATCTATTCTTCGCCCTGTTCAAGATTATCCTCCGGCCCATTGCCGCCCTCAAACCGCCCCAGCTCCTCCGCCGCCCGGCGTTTCAGCAGGTCTTCGGCCATGTCGGCGTCGCCCAGGATGGTCAGGGCCTTTGTGGTCATATATTCCTCGTCCAGATATTGGGCCGCCAGCAAAACGGTCTGCATTTCCTCCTGCTTGTTGGTAATCTGGTTCCGGGTGTAGGTCGGCTCGTCGTCGATGCCCGCCAGCTTCAGAATGCCCTGGATAAACTCCGTCACCTGCCGCTCGAATTTGTCGCATTTCAGGTCCAGGGGCACATAGCTGGCCCGGATGGCGGTGGCCGTCTGATTGCCGGCGACGACGGCGGAGGCGTCGAAGGCCTGAAAATCCTGATACAGCCGCTTCACCAGCATATCCACAGCGGCCTGGGTCCCCGCGAAGGGGGCCTCCACGGCGTGGGGCTCGGCGGTCGCCCCTTCCTCCGCGTTGTCCATAAACGCGATATGGGTCGTCTTCACCCGCTCCAGAAATGCCGCCGCGTCCAGCTCGTCCATGCCGCCGCAGTTTTGCAGCGCCCAATAGATGATATTGCCTTCGTCCGCATTGTTCACCATGTTGGACGTGCAGACGTCCAGCGCGTCGATGGTATTGCGCTTGCCCCGCAGGGAGGAGCGGCATTCCCGATTGTTTTTCAGCGGCACAATGGGCAGCGAGGGGTAATTTTCCCCCTGATAAATCTTGTCCCGCTCCAGCGCCGCCCCGGCGATGCGCAGGATATAGGCCCGTTTGGGCCGCAGAATCTCCATTTCCCGGCCTTTGCGCCGGATGTATTCTGTGAACCCGTCCGGCTCGTAAAGCGTGCAGCGCAGCGGCTTGCCGCCGTCGATCTGCCAGAAACGGACCCCCGCCGCCAACGCCCCGTTTTCCTCGTCGTAGAGCGGCGCGAACTCGGTGATTTCAAAAACCTCCATATGGTCCAAATTCCAGAAGCCGAACGACACGCCGCCGATCTGGGCATATTCCGCCGCCTGGCTCACCCGGGTATCGAAATCCCGGCCCAGCCGGTTCTTGTCCGTCCCTCGGGCGAAGGTGACGCCGTTGCCCAGCAGATAGCCGGTCTGTTGATCCACCGCAAAGCCAAAAAAGGAGCTGGCGATCTTGTGGTTGGCCGTCCACATATCCGGATGGGCCTTGCCCTGCATATCGTAGAGGATTTTTTCGTATTTGTTGATGGTCGGGTTTTCCCCGTCGTAGTATTTCTGGGCGTCCACAGCGGTTTGATAGATGTCGCTGCGCTTATGGTCAGAAATGGCCGATTTGATAAACGAAATGCGCTCCTTTTCATCATCGCCGCAGGCTAAAAGGTCTTGGTAGGTTTTCAATTCGACGGCTCACCTCCTAATCCAAAACAGACCTGTATTCCCTCGTATTGGCCCGCCGGACCAGGCGCAGGGTCTTGACTAGGTAGCGGGTTGCGTCCATGCAGTGGTCGTTCTCCTTCAGCGGCGCGTCCACTCCAGCGTTAACTGCCTTGTTGTCCCACATGTAGGAACCGAACTCCGCTATAGTATTCTCGCAGCAGGGCATGAATGCCAGATTTCCGGCTCCCAGCATGGAGCAGACGTCGGAGATGCCCTCCAGAACCGCGTTGTTGGCGTCCTGCGTGTGGTAGTCCCGTCGCCTCAGCTCCGCTTTCATGGAGGCGGCGGAAGGGTCGATGATCACCCGCTTGACCGTGATACCGTCCAGCATCGCGTCCAGCCGGTCTGCCAGCTGGCTGTCGGTCAGCTGGCGGCGCTCATCCCGCCCGGAGTAGCAATCCTCTTTCAGGCAAATCCAGCGCTTAGTGCCGCGCTCCTTTCGCCACAGCAGGAACACGTTTGGATTCTGGATGCCGTAGTCGGAGGACACATAGTATTCGCCCTCGGTCTCCACCGGCGCTTTCAGGACGTGCCGCTCCTTGTCAAACATGGGGTAGACAAGACCGTCCGCCACGCACCGTTCGCCCAGGATATCCCGCCTATACCACACGCTGGACGGGTCATACTGCGCCTTGATCTCCTCCCGGCGTTCATCGGAAATGGAAAGATTGTCGTCGATGGTAAAGTGCTCGTACAGATAGCCAGGGAGGTTCGTTTCCTGATAGTGCTCTATATAGTCCGAATAAATCCGGTGGTTCGGGTTGCAGGGATTCAGGTCCCATAAAACCAGCGGGTCCATCGCCGCCGCCTGGCGGCCAAAGGCCACCTTGATAAAGCTCTCCCGGCTGTCGTCGCTGTCGTAATGCTCGTTGATCTCTGTGGCGATCCACAGGCCGTAGCTGTTGCCCAAAATGCGTTTGTAGCTGTCCGCCTTTCCTCCGCCAGCAAATACCACAACCTTCTCGCCGGTCTGGGTGTAGAGAAACAGCGCCTCGTTGTCCCGATATTTGCCCCATTTGCACCGGCCCCGAAACAGGGCCTCCAGGCCGAAGCCGTTGCACACGCCAATATTCAGTTTTGCGTTGCCGATGGTGGAGCCGGATGCCAGGTGGATTTTGTCCCGGCACAGCTCCAGGTGTGCGGCGGCGATGATGCAGTGGTCGATGGTCTTACCGGAACGGATTGCGCCCTCCGCGACGCATATCTTGCTGTCAAGGGCGGCGTTTATGTACCGCTTGTGCTTGTCGGAAAAGTCCGCCCAGGGGATGGTTTGGGTTAGTACCATCCATCTGCGCCCCCGGA